CCCGCAAATGCGGGGCTCCGAGCTTTAACCGGCTTCCAATCACGGACCTCATTCAGGTGTTGCAACAATCCTATGACTCGTATCCTACGGTTACGTGATAGTGATCGCACCATCTCTGGTACGAGAACGTTCACGTTGAACGGATCACCATCCTCTGGTCCCACTCCGGCGACGCGTATAGATACGCGGCACTGTGAAGATTATGTGGGTTATCCGGCCATCGACGGCCCATTCAACTCGATTCAGACCCAGTCCGGGTCTGTATTGAACGGTGTGGCAGTTGGTAATTCCGTAGGTTCCCCTACTTCGGGGAGTGGGATTTTGTACCAAAACTTCCCGTACACTGTGGTGACTAACAGCGTTAATGCTGCGCCCTTCACAGTTCCAGTGGGGTGGTTTCTCGACACAGTAGCTAGGAGTAATCCTTCGCGACCTGTTTTGACGCCACTCTCACTGCTCCAGGATCTTTTGGACATGCCACGTATGGTCAAAAACATTGGATCCCTCTTAACTAAGCCAAGAGCAATACTGTCGCCCAAAGAACAGGCGAACCAGTACCTCGCGGCCCAATTTGGGTGGGTACCTTTGATACAAGACCTAAACCAGCTACTGAACTTACAGTCCCTTATCCTACTCAGGAACAGGGAACTTAACAGTTTGTATTCTGGACGTGGGTTGCGTAAGGTTGTTACTTTTAATAAAGACCATCAGGTCGGTGTGTATAAGGAGAAAGTGGTTATATCAATCACTCGCTTCTTCAACCTTCAGTCTGACATTACTGTCGACCGGAGGACCTGGGCTACCATTCGTTGGAAGCCCAATACGCCACCACCCTATGGATCTAGTGAGATGGAGATGAACCGATTCACGAAGCGTCTTGTCTTAGGCTTGACCCCTGAAGGGTTAGCCAAAGGCGCCTGGGATATTCTCCCTTGGACGTGGTTGTTGGGTTGGTTCACTAATATTGGCTCTTACGCCTTGGCGTATTCCAATACTGTACCTGCCTCTCATACATCGGCTTGTCTGATGAATGAGACGGTGGTGACCTATACCACTAGAGTCGAAAGCAGCACGGGTTGTTATATGGACCTTAGCTGCGGGCAACCTTACAGAAAGACTACCAAAACACGAGCTGTGTCTGGTAGCCTTACACCTGGCTTCAATGTGCCTTACATCAGCACATTTCGGCTGTCTATCCTTGGGTCGCTGTATGCTCAGCGCTTCTTGCGCTAGGCGGCAGTAACCACAGGAAAGATAGACTCTTATGCTTGGATCAACGCTTACTATTACCCTGGACGGCAGCGGAGGAACTGCAAAGATCCTCCCCTTCATTAACAATGATGGGTATTCATCCGAATACTTTTTGGATGAACCTACCGTCTGGTATCGCGCCAAAGTGCGCCATGCCAAAGATACAGTTAAAGCTGGCACTCAGGCCTTTGATCGTCACACCGTGACGTTCACAAGGTACCTGAAGCCGGCCGGATCTGTACCAGGTTCGCAGACCGAAGTTATCTACACCATTAGGAACGATCCGAACGGTGTATCCAGTGACATCATTGATGTCTCCGAGGCCATGTCTTTCTATATGGTCAAGGCTGGAGGAATCGCTGCGAAATTGCTGGGCTGGGAAAGTTAACCCTACTCAGCAGTAAGCTAACGATGCGAGCCGTAGAGAGAGACACAGGGAGAAAGACCCATGCCTTCTCAGAAAAGCTACGCAGAGTTTATCCTAGGCGTATTCCGTGCGCTATTAGTCGACTGCGCACGTTACTACCCGAATATGACCAAGGAGTTTGACCGTGACTATAAGCGGTTGAGCTCTGCGATCGATAGTCATGGCATCCGTTTTACTATGGATGTCATGCCTAACTTCCGTAAGCACCTTGACAAGTGCCTTTCGGAAAGGCGCCTAACCCACTCTAGTCTGTGCCACTTTGGTCCAGACAGGAAAGGGGGGACAATCCCACGACTTTTTCGGGGTTTAATCCTACGCGTTTTCGATCGTTCTGGTCTTCTTAGGGATCAACCTGATATAACAGCTATCAAATTGTTACGGCAGCTCCTCGGGGTTGTCCGGAAGCTTGAGATGGCTGCTGGGCTTAAGGACCAAAGAAATGCGGTCCGAGAGTTTTATCAGATTGATTATTCTGTGAGGAATGGTCACCTAAATTGGGATGACCACAGTTCCTTCGCCGAGGAGGTCCTTACCAACGCAACATCCATGAAGGATATATGCAATGATGGGATTACCACCCAAGGCGAACTTCTTCTACAAGAAGGCACGGATGCCTCCAGTCGTACGTTACGTACTCTTCTGGCTAAAGTTCAGCTTGTTGCTGATCTCTGTACAGGCGAGTTTGGTTCTTTTGAGCCGATCGATTGGAGTCCTAAGCACGGGCCTGGAGCAGTCTCTGACCAAGTACCTGGAATTTCTAAATATACTTTTTCCAGTTGGTCAGATAGGCTTGAGTCCGTATTTCCATATGCAGACTTTGCTGTTGCAAATTATGCATGTGTTGATACCATACCAATAGAAGTGGCACGGTTCCAAGGGTTCTCCAAAGAGGCCCCAGCCCGTCTACACACCGTACCGAAGACTATTAAGACTCCTAGGCTTATCGCCGCAGAGCCCGTTAGCCTTCAATGGTGTCAGCAGGCTGTTCGTGACTATTTCTATTCTAGAGTCGAGAATACGTTCGTGCACAACTTTGTCGACTTCCGTCGGCAAGACATGAATGGGCGTCTCGCTTTAGAGGCCTCCCGGGATCAGTCGCATGCGACGATTGACTTGTCGTCTGCATCTGATCGTATATCGTGTTGGCACGTTGAGCGTCTCTTCAGGCGCTCGCCTAGCCTTTTGTGTGCCCTTCAGGCCTCTCGGTCTGTCTGGCTCACGCAAGATATATGTAGGAAGAACCCACAGTTTCACAAACTGAGGAAGTATTCCACCATGGGGAATGCGACCACTTTTCCCGTACAGTCACTGTTCTTCTTGGTGATAGCGTTGGCCGCCGTGTTACACGTGCGGAACATGCCAGTTACCAAGAAGAGTATACATAGTCTTGGAAAGTGGACGGTCCGAGTCTTTGGGGACGATATCATTGTCCCCTCGGATTGTTCGGAGTTAGTAGTTCGCATGCTCGAGACCTTGGAACTCAAGGTAAATTCCAAAAAGACTTTTCTCGAGGGTAACTTCAGAGAGTCTTGCGGTACCGACGCTTATGGTGGTCACATAGTGACTACCACGAATGTCCTCGACATGCCCAGAAGCGCCTCACCAGGTTCCATCGTTTCGAGTGTTGATGCCCACAATAATCTGCTTCAAGCAGGCTATTGGACGGCCGCAGCATTTGTACGGCAGACAGCATACCTTTCCGGATATAAGAAAATCCGTGAGGTAAAGCATGGGACTGGTGCCTTTGGTTGGCTGACTTATGGTGTACCGCTAAACACCGGGTTTCGTACCCGAGTGAATGGTAGTTTACATAAGCCGGAAATCCTAACCTTGGAGAACGTGAGTTCTTCTCGGCGGACCCCAGCTTCAGGAGAATCCGGGCTACTTCAGTTCTTTACTGAAGCTGCTAAAGTTGTAACAAGCGCAAAGTCTACGCTTGGTCACAATGCCCGGAGGCCGAAGAGCCGGTTAGCTCTTCGGTGGATGCCTATCCAATAGCCCCGTGAGGGGCTAAAAGAGAAGCAAAAGGAGCAGGTCTAAGACCTAC